GCACGAATTTCTGCTAATGTTGCCATTTTATAGCCTCCTTATGCCTTTAATGTAAATGACTTTATGCCTATCGCATAACAACTATTATGCGCTTTTTATTTAGCAAGATCAAGTCCTTTCTAAAAATTTATTTCACCAAAAAAAATCCACTCTATGAGTGGATTTGGTGATAACGAATCATAGCCGCTGTTCTTGCTAAAAATAATTTCCACCGGATTTCTTCAGTAATTAAACCTTCAGGATCATCCGGTGTTGGGTCTGTTTGAATTCTTTGTAGATCTTTTCTTCGATAAGATGTAATGATATCGTCAACTTCAATAATGTTATCTTCGCTGTCATCTGCAAATAAAACAATTTTGTGAGGATTGCCTGTAAAAATTTTAGGTTTTTGTATTTTGATAGATCTTGCAAGGACCGGTCCTTTTTTGATCGCAATCTGAGCTGGTGACTCTATAGTTGTAGGTCTCCCAAAGAGTTCTTTCCCATTGAGACTCGTATTTGCCTGGCTTGTCCCAATTAAACTCATCGCAGCTAAGATTACTGCTAACCTTTTCATTTCTAGTCCTCATTAACATTATTGACAAGTCCTTGTAAGTGTTACACTACCGTCTGGATTGCGCACTTCAGTCCAAGGACTACATACTTGTTGTTGCGTATAAACGGGCGGTTGTTGAATAACCGCTGGCGGTTGTTGAACAACTACAGGACGAGTTGCGGCATATACCACAGCACCTCCAACTACAGCTGGAACTACCCAATTCCAACCTCTCCCATGATGCATATGGTGTCCGCCATGATAGCCATGATGTGGACCTGCTTGCGCACCAAAAGCAGATAAACCAATTAAACCTGCAATTAAGAGTTTTTTCATAAAACCCTCCTTGATATTATAGTAACGCCCCAATGCCAACTTTCGTTGACAAGGGGCAACTAAAATTACTTCTTAGCTTCTTCTTTCTTAGCAGGAGCTTTTGGAGCTTCCTTAGCAGCAGGTGCTGGCGCAGATGCAGCTGGTTTGGCTTCTGCTTTCTTTTCTTCTTTCTTAGGTGCATCTGCAGCGAAAGCGGATACTGCAAATAATGATGCTACTAAAGTTGCTACTAGTTTCATAGTAATTTCCTTTTTAAAAGCACAGACAATCAGTGCCTGTGTAATATTATAACGCATTAATAGGACCGAACGTTGACTAAAAAGTTTAAATTATTTTGCCCAAAAGAAAGGGCACCTAAGTGCCCTAACTATTGTATTTTCTTTTTATTATAGGCCTGCTAATTCTCTAACTCTTGCCAATTCTGCTAATTCAGGATTTTGTTCTGTTGATTGTTGTGGTGCCATTCTTTCTACAAATTTACGAGCAACTTGTTCTGCCTGCTCACCAAACTTCTTGCCTACCATTGTGCAAACACCCTCTGGGCCTTTAGGGAATGTATTAGATTCCTTATCATAGAAACTTGTGATAAACTCTGCAAGTTCTTGAACATTAATTGCTGTACGCTCTTTTCCTTGCTCATTGTCGTCACTGGCCATTTGAGGTTCGTCTTCGGGTGCTTCTTCGCCTCCTGCTTCGGGTTCTTCTTCTGAGTAGTCACCAAAATCTAATTGGCCGACTACATCTGGTGCGTTTTGTTCTAACCAATCTTTAACCAACCCTCTGCAACATGCCTCTGGATCTTCTTTTGCCTTATCTTTAATGGCTTGGTCAAGTTTAGGATCTTCAATGATGCCTTTTAAACTTTCAATGGCATTGCTACCATCTACACCTGCTGGAAAATGTTGTCCAACTAATTCTTGTAATTCTTTAATCGCTGCGTCTTTTTGATCGGGATCTTGAATAGGGCTTGCTTCACCTAATTGATAAACCCAGTTTTCAAATTTTTCAAATGGATCATAATTTTCCATTTCAAATGTTTCTTCTTCGACAGCGGCATTGTTGGTCATTGCGACTATGTCGTCGTAGCCTATCGTGTTTCCTTCTTTCATTAGTCTATATAAGACCGGAAATACATTAGCAATGTCTTCTTTAAAATTTCTAACGGTAAATTTTTCTTTAAAATCTTCTACAACGTCTTGTGGTATTTCTTCACTATCGTATGCCTGGAAATTTTCTCTATATGCTTCGTAATGACTTTGTTTAGATAGTGCCTTAATTTGTTCACGTAGTCTATTTAGAGCCTCTCCGCTTCTTTCAACAATATTGTTTGTATCTGAATTCATTAAATCATTACGAACAACATAGTTGCTAAAACTTTTTAGTTGAGCAATTTCTTCGCTCATTTGTACAATTGATTTACCAATATCGTCGTATGGTACACCGCCATTAGCCACGTGACGTTGCATAGCACGAGCTCCTGCTAAATGAATGAAAGGATATTTAAATCTTTCACCGTCTTGGTTTTCAACAAATAATGCTGAAATATTACGTGTTCTAGCACCTGGTGCTTGATCGTCTGTTAATGCTTGACTATGTTTAATAATCAAACGTGTATCCATTAGTTTTTGATAGCTTACGGTCTTAGATCCGTACATTGTGCTTTCAGTAACATTCATTGTGCTTTCTCCGACTGGTGTTGGTTGTGTTGTAACCGCAGGTTCTGGTGAATTATGGCGGCTTAAAAATGCATAATCTCGTTTATCTAAATTGTCTTTAGTAATGTCACGAGTATCAAACGCCATTAACCTACGTTTAGCAAATAATCTTAATTCTCTTAAAAATCCAAACCAATTCTTCTTTTGAAGATCGTTCATTGATTCAGTAATTCCTGTACTGAAATATACCTTCATAGAGTTTGGTTCAGCTAGGCTGATGCTAACATGGCCTACAGGTGTTTCACCTTCCATGTAATCAAAATCAAAAAATCTTGCTTCTTCTGGGTTTATTGTAATTTCGCTGGTTTCTGAACCTAGCTTTAACCCTTTAAAGCGGCTTCTAATTTTATAAAATAAATCTGTAGCAATATTGTTTGTAGCGTCCATTCTGTATTTATCACATAAAGCCCGATACAAAGATCGGCATAGGCATTTGGTCTTCTGATAATTTATCAGTCATTTTTTCGTATACTTTAGGGTCCCAGTCCGCTAGTATGCTAGACATGCGAATTATTAACAATAATGCAGCCACTAAGTCGTCGTGTTCCCCAGATTTAGCTTTAAATCCAATTCCAGTAGCAACGAATGTTTTTAACTCTGAAATTAAAGGTTTTGAACATAACTTCATTTTATGAGTTTCAATCATGTGTTTAAGTTGGCTACATGCAGAAATTTTTGTCTTATGTGTAGTATTAAACCCTTTGCGGAATTTACGCACATGTCCTTTACGTATAGGCTCACTCAAGAATAATCCGGGGAAATTTTCCTCGCCAATATTTTGAATACAAATTAAAGCAGCTTCACCTAAAGTGTTATTTTCAACACTATAATAAATTTGAGGATGACCGCCTTTTAATTCTCCCTGATCCTGGATATAAGAACAAATTTCTCTTAATATTTTTACTTGACTTTGTACTGGAGTTAAATTATGATACCATTCTGCTACTTGATCCATATGGGGCATTTCAAATACTTGAATAGCACCATTGTCACCGCCTGTTCCTAAACTAGGATCTAATGCTACAAGATATGTTGCTTGCGGATTAATCTCTTTGTACCATCGTGTTTGTCCCATAGATAACATAGGCTCAGTACCTTTTAATTCAGCAAGTTTAACTGAGTTAATTAACGTTTCGTCAAAGATCAAGAATTCACATTCAAATTCACGACGGAAACGTTCTTCTCCAATTTTTGCACGTTCTAATCTTGCCCATTCGTCATCTCGGTCTGGATGTTCGCTCCAGTGGGCAAAATAACTATGAAATCCGTTAACTCCTAATTTTTGTTCATTGCCAAATTCGTCAAATCTTTTGTTTGCTTCGGTCCAAATTAACGCAAACTGATCTTCGTCTGAGTTAGGTGTTGATGTAATGATACACTTACCGCCTGTTGCTAGTGTAGGCGATAGGGCAGTCCAGAATTCTTTAGCTTTCTCGGGAGGTTGCACAAACGCAAACTCATCACAATAAATCAATGATAGAGATTTACCACGACCAGTATTTTCTGTAGTTGTGGTTGCTTGTATACGAGCACCGTTATCGTATTCGATTGTATTTCTATTGTATGAATAAACACCTGCACGTATAAAATCTGGAAGGTTTTCGTAACCATAACGGTAACGATCCATAATATCTTTTGCACCTTCGTATTTGTGTGCGGCAATAAGAACTTGACAATCAGGTACAAACATTGTGTACCAGAGTAAGTAAGCAACGGCACATGTGGTCTTACCCATCTGACGAGGCAACATAGCAATACATTGTTTGTTGCCGTGATAGGCTTCAATTAACCGTTCTTGGTATTCGTACGGTTCAAAGGGAATACTACCTCGAACAGGATGTTGAATTTTAATAAAATTTTTAGCGAAATAAAGAGGACCTGTAACAGGATCCATACACGCTTCGAGATGTTTAACTTCTTCAAGTGTGTATCGTTGCTGTTTATGCGCCTTCTTAATTAATACGCCATCTAATGATTTTGCCATACTATTATTTACTGAAAAAAATAGGGCCTTGCGGCCCTATTTGACTATATTTGTAGATTAAGCAACGGTAAAACTTGTACCTAATGTAACGTCAGTTCCACGAACATCGACGCCGTTTGCACCTACTGAAGAACCCAAATTACGAATTCTAGTTTGTAGTTCGCTAGCATCGTTGATGTTTTTATCCATTACAACATAAATTAACCCTGTAGCAGCATCTACGGTAAAGTAAGCCATAGGATTTAATTCTTTAACAATAACTTCTACTACTTCGTCAACTGCGTCATCTTCTGCGCGAAGATCAATGTTAGAGTTGCTGTTATTTTGAACTTGAATCTTAAACAAGTTGCAATTAGGAGAATACAATGTACCTACGGTTGCCTGTAAGCCATTAGTTCTTGTTACGCTTGCCATTATTTCGCTCCTTTAGCTTCTGCTAATCGTTGCATTAGTTCTGCACGAATTTGAGATCTTAAATCGCCCTCAAATTTTTGTTTTTGCATTGGGTTATCGCCACCAGCAACTTTAGGATATGTTCCTTTTGATTTGTTTAAATCGTTGCCGTCGTGTGTTGAAAATGATGCATCTTTAGTTTCTGGCTCTGAACTTCCAACTGAATTACCAAATGCCTCATCTTCTTTATCTTCGTCGTCGTCTTTTTCTTCTTTGTCGTCCATTTCTTCTGGTTCAGGTTTTTCGCCTTCTGGACCTTCATGTTCAGGACTACCGTCTGGGCCGGGACCTTCTTTTTCTTTATCACCGTCAATATCGATATCGATAACTTTTGGTTCGTCACCACCGCCGCCAAGGCCAGGTAATCCCGGAGGATTCATTTTGTCATCACCTGGTTTATCAAAGTCAGGTAACATTTTTAGTGGGGGTAATTCTGGTTTAATGCTAGCGATAGAAGGACCTGGAGGTGTTAAAGATGGTAAAGTTGGATCTGATTTAATTGTATCAGGATTGACTTTAGTAATTAACTTTAATAAGTCCTCAATATTATCCATGCCTTGAGCATTTAGGTTAACACTCATGCTTGGAGGTGTCGTTGGAGGAGTTTGCATTGCTGGAGCAGGCATGTTCATTGGCTCACCGCACTCTTCAACTGGCCTGTCTAATTCTTGCATTTTTGTTAGCAATTCATGAAAATTCATTTTTTATCCTTTGACTGGGTTAGGGTTATCAACTTTACTCATAGGTGAGCTTGCACCCGCCTTGTCTTGTTTAAATTTAGGTAATTTGTATTCGACCTGTGTGCCGTTTTCTTTCTTTCTAGTCTTTGATGTTTTTTCTAGATCTTTTAAAAATCCTTTATTAAAATCATCACCGAAATAATCTTTAACCTTAATCTTGTCGTTTGACAATACTGGTTCTTCTAAAACAGCTTTACCACTTGGCTCAGAGTCAACAAATACTATGTCTGCTTCGTGAGAATCACCGCCGTTTCTAATACGGAAATGGCTCTCCGGTACAAAGTACTTGACATGTTCTGCAATTTCTGGTGCAGTAATAGGATATTCACAAACAACTTCAAATGTATGAACTTCCACATTACTTAATTCTGGAAAATCAATGGGTGATGCTTGTATAGGAGTTTTTGATTTTTCTACAATAGTAGGATTTGTTGCTCCCAAGCATTCTTTGAAATTTTTCTCAAAATTTTCAGGCAGTTCGCCAGCTACCCTTACTTTAAAAGGGTACGATTTTTTGCTTTCAGCAAGGTATTCTCTAAAAGTCTTCATAACTATATTTATTCCTTTTGACCCAATTTCTTAAGAAGATCGTTGCGGTCTGTAATGATGTAGCCCTGGCCTTGTAACACATCGTTTGGATCTTCGTTATTATCTTTATCAATCTTATACTTCTTAAGTTGAAGATCAATTGCTTTTAATTTTTTATCAATTTTAGCAGTTTTAGCGTTAATAGCATTGCCCATCATGCTTGCTGCTACTTCAAAAATACGGCCGCTGTATCGTACTTCTACATTCATGCCCAAATCCATTAAATCGTCGTAGGCATCTTCTGCTTTCTTTGCTAGATTGTCAAGTTCTTTATCGTCTAATTCTTCTAACTCTTTGATAACAGGTAACCCTTTGGTTATTTCTGCTACTGCTTTATAGCTATCTTCAAGAGAATTAACTTGTTCGTGCGAAACAACAGGAGCAGATTCTTCTGTTTTTTTCTCTGGTTCGGCAGAGTCTAAATTAAAAAGTTCTTCAAGTTTTTTGGTCATATATTACTTATCTACGTTTTTTACCTTGATGAAAAATATCGCCTTCGTTTACAATACGAAATCTTACACCTTGCTGTTTACACCACTTACTAGCAGCTTCCCATTTGGCCATATTTTTTACATATTGTTCCTGGTTATAAAGACTTTTTCCAACACTTTCTAATTTAGTTTGACTTTCCGGTTTTACTTCTACAACTTCTGCATGTTTATTTCCGTTCTTATCAACATAGACAATAAAAAAATCTGGGACATACACGGTATATTTTCCTGTTAAAGGATCTCGATAAGGTATTTGTATACTTTCGCTAGCCCAATTTTGAACGCCCTGATGTTCATCAAGCATTCTCATAAAAATAAATTCCCAGCTACTACGAGCTAACGGTGTTTTTTTCCCAACGTATTTGTCGGGATTTTTCATCTCAAACCTTCCTGATGCAAATTTAGGCATTACGGTGATATATTTCTAAGAATTTCGGCTTTACTAATAGATAATGATCTATAGCCTAGTGTAGATGTTGATCGTCTATTATTATTCAATATTTCGCTTACGACAGCACTTAGCTCAACACCATCAAAAGTTTTTAATGTATCTAATAATTTAAAAACAGAAACTCCATCTATTTTAGCTTGGTTTAATAATGTGTATGCTGTGGCGGTGCCCGCTTGGCCAGAAAATCCTTTTGACTCAAAAAAACCAATTGCTGCTGATACTTCGTTTGCAGAAAATTCTAAAGGACTGATTCCATACTGATCAAAAAATAATTTAGTAGCTTCTGCGCTATCTTCGATTATAGGTGCTGGTAGATTAGTTGACATTATACTATGTTATCCCCGCCGGCCATTATTTTAGGGCTTGCTATTGTGGTATCTGTATTGTTTGAATTCTTTGGAAATGTTGCTCCAACAATACCGCCAACGGTATTGATTGCTCCACGAATTGTTGCAGGACTACTTAAAATATTAATTGCTTCTTGTTTAAGTCCGTCTTTACTTAAACCTTTGATATTTTTAACGGTATTTGCAGCAGCAATGGCAGTTCCTAAGAAGCCGCCGATACTACCAAATGCAGTACCATCACCTACAGCACCAAACACTGATTCAAGACCGTCTAGAACACCTCCAGGTCCTGTTAATGTTGCAACACCTCCACCGGCAACACTTAATGGACTTGGTGTGGTATCGTAGTGTAATGTAGCGAATCCCTTAGGACTTCCAATGGCTACTTGTCCTGAACTATATCTAACAGATTCATATTGAAAACTCATTGTGTTTTCTAATGCCTCACTGCTTGCCGAGTAATCAACATTACCGTGACTCCAGGATGTTATTTTTGGATTAATATATGTGTATCCGTTAAATCTTCTACGACTCATAGTATACACAGAAATACTTTTAATAAAATCTGGGCCTCTGTTATTGTCAAATCCGTATTGGAAGTTGTCTAATCCTGTCTCAGTCTGTCTATAGTTTGTTTTAGAAAATGCCTGATCAGGAAGATTTCGATCAGCAATATAATATCCCATATACAATGCCCATAGTGCATTGATAATTCCTGCGCTGTCATCGTAGAATGTTAGATTAACAGGATCGTAAGTATAGTTTTTGTAAATTATTTTTTTACGATTATATTGATTTTTAGTAACAGATTCGATTGTGTACTTAGGCAAGTCGGTAGATTTTACTAAGAATCCAATTTCGTCGGCATGTCTATTTGTAAATTGAGGTGCTTTAATTGCAGTCTTATCTAATTCAAATCGAACATAAAATAAGAACTTGGTTCTCGGAGCCAACCTCATTGTATCGTCTATATACAGACGAGTTGCGTGTTGCCAATTCCCCCAAACACCTTTTGGATTTGTTAGACCTTGACCGACACCTGTAAGGAAACGAGTAAATTTATTTGCCATACAAATATTTATGCCACAAAAAAACCCGGAATATTTCCGGGCTCTTTTGACTCAAATGAGTTATTATTGTGCGCCTGAACGTCCAGTAACAGCTTCGCCAATTGTACGACCAACAACTGCGCCAATACCACGATCTGTTCCGGAGCCGTTTGCTCCTGCAAACTGAATTGCGTTATCGAAACGAATTGTTAATGCCACGGTAGCATGTTCGTTAGTACCGTAGGCTAACTCGCCGTAGTCTGCATTTTGAACAAAGCAACCATACATTTCAAATTTTTCAAGAACGTTTGCTTCGCTAGCACCGTTACCGCCGTCAAGTACTTCAACGTTAGTTTGGAACTTGTAGTCGATACCAGAACGTGCAGATGCCTGTTCCATAAAGTCAAATTGTTTCTGAATTTGTTGACCAACAAGTTTTTGTACAAAACCAGATGCATCATCACGTAGTGTTAATGTAACGGTTTCGAATGAGTACTTACCTGCTAGGTATACTTTTGAGTTGTAAACATCTAGTGTCATTTCTTCAAAAGATACTTTAGGTCTTGTAACGTCTTGAACCTGCTTAGTTAATTCTACGCTAGATTCAACACCGAAACCAAGTAATGTTACTCTAAAGCGATACTTTAGTTTTGGCATTAGCAACGCTGTGTTGCTGTTTGCACCTGATGGTGGAATAGAAAATCTATTCAGTGATGATAGTGCCATTTTTAAATCTCTCCTGTGTTCTTAACACGCAATGGAATGTAAATGAACTCAACTGCTTTCACTGGTTCAATTGCGATATCAACATAAAGTTCGTTACGATCGATTCTTGATGGTGTGTTATTACTTTCATCACAAACCACCGCAAAGTCGTATAGTGCTCTTAAGCCTACTAATTCAAGCAATAAACTTTCTACTGCGCCTTTAATTTCGTCTCTAGTGATTTTATCATTAGGTTCAAAAATGTATGGACGAGCTAGTTTGTTTAATTGGCTTCTCAGGTATACAACTAAACGTGCTACGTTAATTCTATCTAGTGCAGAAGCATTCTTTGCTCTTGTTTTTTGACCAAATGCTACGTGTCCTACGCCAACAAAGAATGGAATTGGATTAATCTTTAGGTCATAAAGAACATCTCTCATACCTTCGTTTAGGAATACGGTTTGGAATTCTCCTGATACAGAATCAATGTAACCAACTGATGTTGCATTAGTAATACCGCCACGTCTTGTACCTGCTGGTGCAAACCATGGATAAGAAACTTGATCGCTTAGTGCAATTGTCTTAAGCATCATGTGTGTTGCAGGAACAACTGCATTAACACCACTTAAGTCTGTTGTAAATCCATTTGGATACCACATTGCAGAATATTCATCATAAGTTACAACACCTGCATCACCGTTGTCGGTTACTGCGTTTGCGTTTGTACCCCAATTAATAAGTTCTGTTGCGTTGCTCTTTAAGCGGAATGGAGTATCTGCAAGAACAAATGCTGTCATGCCACGATCAATGTTTAGGTTAACTAGGTTGCTGTACACTTCTGAATATCCAGGTGCAGCAATTAAGTTAAAGTTTCTGCGCTCTTCATCGCGGATTTCTGAACTTGTATCAATTACACTCTTAAGTGCTTGAACAACAACTTTACGTTGTGCCTTGCGACCAAATGTACCAGAACCGTCTTCGTTATTACCAGATGCTGTTGTCCAACGATCTGTTACGTATAGTTCCATGCTTACATTGCCCATGCGTCCGTTGTCTGCTGTGACATCGATGTAACTATTTCTATATTGTTTTACGTTACCGCCAGAACGACGTAGGTTCCATAGCAACATGCCTTTTGGATATAGTGCTGGATCTGGAGCGTCAAAGTCTAAGAAGTCACTGCTTAATAAATCAACAATTGTTGATGCTGCAAGAGTTGGACTTACAGATGTGTCGCCGCCGCTAGTTGCCCAACGTGCATCAGCAAATACAATTCCTTCTTCTGAAACTTGATCAGTCTTGTCAACTAAAACCCACTTATCGGTAATACCGCCTTGAATGTCATCATTAAAGCGATAAATTGTTGGGAAGTTTTCCATATCAGCTGTGCTGATCCACAAATCGTTAGTTACAAGAGATGTTACACCGTCTTGTTGTGTTGTTGGCATACTTGCACCTACATACGGACCTGCTGGATCTGTTGAAGCAAATACGTTTTTGTAACCTTTCCATGTAGAACCATTGTGAACCATGATGTCAACATCGCTATAAACGTTGTTAAACCATAATTGGCCGTCTTCTGCTTCATTTAATGGAGCATCGCCACTTGCTGTAAATCCAGCAGTTGCTAGTGGTTGCCAGTAAGTTGCTAGATAACCGTCAGCTGCGCCAGGTGCTGCTGAGCTTAAATCTAACACATAAGCAGATGCACTGAATAATGTTGCAAATGCTGTGCTTGATGTATCTTTAAATCTAATTTCGCCGCCAGCTTTGTGTTTGATTACTAACTGGTTGTCTGCTGAAACACTTGCTTCAACATTGTTTGTAATTTCAACTAAGCCAGTTGAGTCATAAAATGTTAATGCGTTAATTGCTGCTGCAATTGTTTCTGCATCAGTGCTGTCGCCTGCTGCTGTAAATGTAACGGTAGCTGCTGTACTTAGAGCTGCATCACCTACAACAGATTGTTTAATTGTAAATGTCTTAGCACCACTTAGTGTTCCATTAGTAATTACTTTAGAAGTAATTGTTGTTGCACCTTTAACAGCACGTCTCCAAATTTTAAATTTAGAAGTTTCTAATGTAGTGTCAGTTGACGGAGTACCGTTTGGTGTTGAATAACTAAATTCTTCGTCGCTGTTAAATTGAACAAATAAAGAATCTTTGTCAATTGCTAAACCGCCATTTGAGCGATCTAAATAATAATCTGCGGAATGTGTTGTTCCATAGATTGGAGCAGAAATTGCTGTCCATGCTTGTGTAGCTGAACTATATTTCTTAACTCTCCAACGAGCACCATTTCCTGGCTCTGTAGTTTTAATCCATACAGAACCTGTTGGATATCCTTGTTTTGTTGAAGGATTATCTGTTCTCTTAAATGTTGGAACAGAAGTGTGTGGAGCGTGAACTAGTTTTGGTTGTAGGTATGTACCTGTTGCAATTCCTAGATCAGTTAGAACGGTTCCCGAACCTGTTGCAATTACAATAGCACCACTTAGTGTTGAATCGCCTGCTGTATCTGTAGAACCATCTGAGTATAGATATAATCTGCTGTTTGCTACTTTAGCACTCACACCAGTAATGCCTAAGCCGTTAATATAACTTGCTGTTGCTGATAATCTTGCACTTACGCTGCCGCCTGATTGAACTGCAACTGATGTTCCATTGATTAAGAATGTATCTGCTGCTGTTAACGCTGTCACGGCGCCACCGCTAACGGTTGGCCAACTTGCTGCCCAGTCATTGCTGCCTACTAAAACCCAGCTACCGGCTGTTACACCAGCACCGCTGTTTCCAGGAGTCTTAAAGTATACTGCTGCTGGACCTGTTGATACTGCAACTACGGCATAATCTCCAATAGAACCAACTGATGCTAAAGGAACATCTGAACCGTCTAATTTTGATGTATCGTCATCGGATAAAACAATTGGAGTTTTTGCGGCAAACTTTTGTCCACCGTTTGGAACGGTTGCGCTGTTCCATTCTTGAATACCCCATGTTGTATTTTGTGTGTCTAGCCACCATGCGCCGTCTGTTGGATTTGCTCCCGGGGCGTCTGCTGTTGCTTCTAGTTGATCAAGATCTATGTCTGCTCTTACAATGAAAGCTGCGTTCGATGCGCTTAGATAGCTATATGCTGCTAGTAGACCGTATTCGTTACGCTCTCCGCCATGGATTGGTGATCCACTGGCTGTCTTTTCAAAGAACGGAACACCAAATGTATCTACCAAATCTTTCTGGCTTGTCATCTTATAAGCCTTACCAGCATTTGCTTTTAATGTTCCAGCAGCGGTGCCTGTGCCTGCTGCATTTGTTTTATTCTGTCCTGTGGCCACAACGATAAGCGGAGTTGTACCTGGTTCTGCAGGTGTGTAAAAACTCTCGTCAATTACCGTTACTTGTACGCCTGGTGATGTTAGTGCCATTCCCTATTCTCCTGGTAATAGTTTTACTCAAAGTATTTAGCGGTAAAAGGTAAAAATACCTTCTTATAACATCAGAAAAAGGGGAAGAAAAGGTGTAAATATTTTTATGAGACCACTTTGTAAGGCCTGTAATGAACGGCCTAGAGCATTAAATTATTATAAAGGTAAAAAACCTTATTATAGAACGCTCTGCGAAGCGTGTCTAGCTCACGGGTCTAAAGCACATA